AATTTTATTTGTAAAATATTTGATACATTTTTGAAGGAAACAATTGATCTTATTTATTTATTAACTTTATCATATGAAAAGGTTTATTTACATAAACCTAAAATAAGTAGAAATAGTAATAGTGAAAAATATTTAGTATGCTTAAATTACAAGGGATATAATAAAAAAATCATTAATAATATGTGTCATTCATTTAATGATTTAAAATTAAATTTAAAATTAAATGATTTATTTTATCATAATTTAATAAAATATATTATCAAATATACATTAAAACAAATAAGAAGTATTAATAAAGGAATTAATATTATCAATGATAAAAATTATCATATAAAACCAAGAAATAAACAATTGAATTTAGCAATAAAATGGTGTAAAAAATATAATATAGGAATAAATGGAAGATGTATTTACTTAAATAATCCATCTTAAAAATTTATATCAACAACTAAAGGATTATTATCAAATGAGGAATATATTTCATTATTTTTAAATGAAGGTTTTATTTTATTTAAAAAATCACCACCATTCATACATTTTTCATTTGTATCATCTATTTTATTATCTTCACGATAAGGACCTATTGTATTTAATAATTTACAATTTTTAGAATCACTTATTAATTTAGGTGGTATTAATTGTAATCTAGTATTATCCTCACAAAATATATTATTATTTTTATCTTTAAAGCAACTATCAGATATTAATGAATCTCCATTTATAGATGTTTTATCACTATATTGATTATTTTCATCAAAAAATGAACCTATACTAGTTAATTCATCTTTAACATCAGAATTATAAAATCTAGGATGTTCGGAAACATTTTTATCTGTCCAAGAATCCTCAGATTTTTTTTCATCTGTTAAAAAAGGTCTTAATTCTTCAGATCCAATAGTATTTCCACTTAATATATCTTTGCGATAATAATCAGGTAAATACATTCTCTGTTTTACATTATTCATATCAGTTCTTGTAATTTTTAATAAATTATCTCCTTGAGGTAAAGATTTATCTTCTTCAAGTGGCATAATTGGTTTACCATGACTTAATCTTTTAAATGTTCTACTTATTTGAGGATAAGGATAATCATTAATAGTTTTGGTCTTATCTATATATCCATTTTGTATTTCTTCCTGTGAAGGAACATAAGAATTATCAGGTTTTAAAAAATAATATAACAATAAAACTATTAATCCTATATATAGATAATTATTCATTTATTATAATATACAAAATATTTTTATCCAAAAGTATTTTCTGATGTATATGTAACATATAAAAAACCATCTTTATCTTTATTATCTTCATAAACCACACCTAAAGATACATTACTAGGCGATATTTGATTACCAACCATTACAAATATACTCTCAGATTTATCTAAATTTATATTTCTTCGTATTATATATATAAATTCGTTCATATTTAAATCTCTGGGTGCTAGATATTTATTTTTTTTAATTTTATTCATTGTTGATTTTTTATGTCTTTCAACAATAATTGGAACTCTATTAGGATATTTTTTCATTATTTTTTCTGATTCAGATAGTCTTGTTTCAAATTTATTATTACTTTTAAAATCCATCTATATTTAAAAACAATAAATTTATTATTTAATATTATGAAATGTATACAAGTTTTTAAAGATGGGAAGATGGATGAAATTAATATTAAAAATATAAAAGAATTATATGATATTGCTAATAATAGAGGTTTAAATGATATACAAGAATTATTTTACTGGAATTATAATGACCATATTATCAAATGTTATGGATGGCATGATGGACAAACTTTTATAAATGAACATAAATTACCTATCGGCGGCGATAGTATATTTATTGACATTGAATCTTCTAAAATAAATTTATATGGAGATATATTTATCACTAAATATAAAAAAGATAAATTATCTAATATTGATATTGAAGAATATAGTGTATTTTATAATAATCAATTTGAAATTTATAGCGATTACGATTCAGATACTGGTTCTGAATTAGAATATGAAAATAATCAACAAAATGAAAATAATTCGCAAAATGAAACAATAAGTGATGCAATCTTTAATATAAATGACAATGATGAATGCGTTTTAGATGATTATAATTATTAAATTTGATTTATTATATTTAAAAATTTAAAATTATTATTTAATAAATGGAAAATACTAGTTATAAAAACAAATTAAGAAATAATTATTGTAATTTATTAAACTCTAAATTAAATGATGAAAAGAAATCTAGACTTATAGAACAAAGTATATACAATGAAACTATTCGTTATTCTACTGAAAATAATATTAAAAAATCATGGGATAATAATATATTTAAATCGCTTTATTTAAGTAAAATAAGATCAATGTATACTAATATAAATAAAGATTCATATCTTAAAAATATTAATTTTATTGAAAAAATAATCAATAATAAGATAGATCCTAGAAAAATAGCAAATCTATCTAATTATGATATATTTCCTGAGGTATGGGAAGAACTATTATCTAAAATAGCAAAAAAAGATAAACTTAAATATGAACTTAAACCTGAAGCAATGACAGACATGTTTAAATGTAGAAAATGTGGAAGTCGTTCTTGTAGTTATTATGAATTTCAAACTAGAAGTGCCGATGAACCTATGACACAATTTATTACATGTTTAGAATGTAATAATAATTGGAAACAATAATTAATAAATTTGATATCATTATTTTTTTATATATATTAAAAAATCTTAAATGGATTTAATATATGAAGGTATCGTTAAAAGAGCGAATACTAATGTGTACAAAGAAATCATTATAAAAAAAGAATTAGATGAATTATTAGGTATAGATTTTAATAAAGAATCTTTACATATTACTAAAGACAATAGAATCGTATTTCCTAAGATGATGGTAATGAATATAAAACCAAATAGCATCGCTGAAAAATATGGTTTAAGATTAGGAACACAAATATTGCGTATAGACAATGATGATGTTACGCCTGAGAATTACAATTATTTCATGAAAGAAAAGCATATATTCAAATTATTACTTAATGATAGTTATTGTGAAGTATATCAGACGTTATTAAGAGAAAATAAATTTAATTTTATAAGATAATTGATTCCTGATTAATATGATTAATAATTCTAGGTAATTCATCTAATGAATCAATTACATAATCAGGGTTAGCTGACCATAGTTCTTCTCTAGAATTCTTAAGTCTCTCAACATATTCTTCTTTAGATAATTTTTCATCTTGATTATATTCATTCATTTTCATATTTGTGGACCATTTTGCTACACCAACAGTTAATGTTCCAGCATTCTTTCCTTCTAAAAGACCCACACATGTGTCATCAATTTTGATGACACTTCTTGGATCACAAATATTAAACGATTTGATAATATCATTTATCATATGAGGATGGGGTCTACCTGGCGACCCTAAACAAGTTGATGATACATATTTATCAATATGAATATTATCATCTATTAATTTTTCTTTGATAGATGACATTATGGGCTTGGGAAAGCCTGTAGTTGCCCCGATACTAACATTATGATCTCCTAACCATTTAATACATGATTTAGTTTCTGGAAGTATTTCAATATTTTTAATCCCTTCATTCATTTGATATCGAATAAATTCATCATAAACACTTATAACTGAATTTTTATTTGGATATTGTCCATGTAATTTAAACCAAATTCTCCTAATATATTTATCATTTAGTATTTCTTTAATATGTTCTTTTTTATTCATACCCATATCTTTATAGATAAGATGATTATTTACATTAATACGTTTTCTCTTGAAGGCATGTTTTAATGAAATAAAAGGACTTAGTGAATATTTATCAACAATTGTTCCTCCTAAATCAAATACAGCAAGACGGATACTCATTATCTAAATATTATTCATAATAATTTTTTAAATATATTCTCTTTAGGCATGTCAAATGTATATGCGTAAAATATTTAAAAAGAAAATCAATATTAATTAAAAATGAACAGAATGATAAATCCCCGAAAATTTTCACGATGTGTGAATAGTATGCGCCAATTCTTCCTTGATAGGAACTATGTTGAAGTCCATACTCAGAATATGAGAAGTATCCTCGCAGCATGTGAAGATCCTACAACGATTTCAACATATCAATATGCGGGAAATGTGTGGCCTCTTCCGCAGACAGGACAAATGTGGTTAGAGAATGTTCTTTTAGATAATCCTGATTATGAGGGTGCTTTTTGTTTAAGCACAAGCTACCGAAATGAACCTAATCCAGTTCCGGGGAGACATGATTTAATTTTCCCTATGTTTGAATTCGAAAGTAAGGGTAATATGACTGATTTACAAAATATGCAGAAGGATCTTTTAGAACACTTAGGATTTGATAAGACAGATGGAGAATATCCTGAAGGTGATTATTTAGATGTTTGTGAAAAATATGGAGTAGAAGAACTAGATAATGACCATGAACTTCAATTAGAAAAGGATCATGGACCAGTATTCTTTTTGAAGAACTTCCCATTTTCAACGAGTCCTTTTTGGAACATGAAAGCAGATTTCACGACTCAGAATTCAAATAAGATTGATGTAATTTTACATGGTATTGAAACGATTGGTTCAGCAGAGCGTAGTTGTGATCCGGATGAAATGAGAGAACTATTTTATACTATTTCTGATGGTCAATATAAAGATATTCTTTATAAAGAATTTACTAAGGAACGAGTAGATAAGGAATTAGATGAATTTTTAGATCGTGATTTCTTTCCTCGCTATGGTGGTGGGATTGGTGTTACTCGCATGATTCGAGCAATGGAACTTTCTAATTTACTAGAAGATAAAAAATAATTATGTTTAATGTATGATATTTTAATATAAAAGATATTATATGGTTGAAAGAAAAAGAAAAAGAAAAAGAAAAATTAAAAAATCAATAAAGAAAAATGATAAAATTTATACGTTTAAATGTAACCGTTCAGACATCATAAAAGAAATATTAACTAATTTAGGTTTTAATGAAGAAAGTGGAGATAAAAGAGTAGATTTTTCATTTTGGGACACTTATTACACAAAGGATATAGAATCTAAGATAAAAACTATTGATAAAAAATATATAAATGTTATTGACAATAAAAGGGATTTTTATAATATGATAAAAAAATATAATTTAGAAAAATATATTCCTAAAACATATTCAAATTTATCCGAATTAACATCTGATATGTTAGATAAAGATAAGATATATTTTTTTAAATATATATATGGTTCGGGGGGCAAAGATGTTTACCCTGTAAAAACAATGGATGATATTCATAAGATAGTTAAATATGATATAAAAGATTGTATTCTCCAAGAAGAAGTTCCTAATATGTATCTTCATGAAGATAATTATAAAACAACTATGCGTAATTATGTTTTAGTTTGTGATAGAGGAATCTATTTTTATAATGAAGGTTATATTTATATTTATAAAACAAAATATGATAAAGATGATTTAGATAATAATATACATAATAATATATTTACTCATTGTGATTATGAAAAATTATCAAAACAATATTATTATCAGAAAATATTACCTAAATTATGTAAAATAAGTTCAGAAATTTTAAATAATTATTTTAAAGGAATACATTTGAAAAATAGATATATAATCTTAGGAGTAGATTTTATTTTAGATAAAAATTATAATCCTTTTATCATTGAGATAAATGGAATGCCGCATTTATATTCTTCTTGTGGTGAAGGTTCAGTTAAAAGACAAATGATAAATGATTTTATAAATCTTTATGTTTTACCTAAAGTTAAAAATAAACGTGTTAGAAAGGGGGGATGGATAAAAATATAATTTTATTATATTATGGGTAATTTATGTTGTTGTGTAAAATCAAAAAAAAGTAATCTAGAAGATAATTTAGTTAGATATATGTATTGCAGTCAATGTCAGAAAGTTTATATGAGTAGTTATGAATATAATAAGCATATTTATAAATGTAATCAGATATATAAGATAAATAAAATAGATAATTCACTTTAACTAATCATTTTTACCATTCACTCATTATAATGTTTTGATAATCATTAAATCTAGTTTTAAATTCAGATATAAATTCATTAAAACCATATTCATTCATTTTTTTCTCTATCAACTCTATTTTCATATCTTTTTCAGATAAAATATCTTTTATGACTTCATTTAAAATATCTTCTGAAACATTTTTCTTACAACAATATTCATTATGATTAAATATTCTATCTCTTTTTCCATAGATGTCTCCTTCATCAATACTTAATAGCTCACCATCTTTATCAACTAATATATTTCTCATATTATTATCTGAACTCCTAAATAATCCATCAAATAATCTAATTTTCAAACATTCTTTTAATGTAAATTCATCTTTAAGATATTCTTTATTTTTACCTAAATCACCTATATTTTCAAAATAATCCATCATACAATATATTGCTTTTTCATCTGAAAATGATGTATTTTTAACAAATGTTTTTATTTTAGGATCTTTTCTAACTAAATTTTTATCACATACTACTCGTTTCATATTCATACTCCATAAATCAAAGATACTCTTACATTCATCCATAAATATATAATCTTTGCCATAATTCATAGTCTCCCCCATCTGTTTTAGAATATATCTTTTACCCTCATAAATCATATCTATACAAGGAACTTTTCCACCACAAACACCTTCTTCTATAATCTTTACTTCAGAAAAATCATTAAATGATAATTCTTGTAAACCTACAAAAGGATCTGATTTCTCTTTATTAATTTTATGAGTATTCTTTTTCTTTTTTCTTTTGTTTTTCGGCTCACATTTATGTTTCATTTCAATATAGTATCTTTTATATTCTTCGCCTTTATCGCCTAATAATGATAAATCTTCATCTTTAACATATGCTCCTTCTTCAGCAAATTTACCTAAACCGAACCCTTTATTTACATGATAATCATTTATGACATAATCATCTATTTCGATTTTATTCATATCTTTTCTGTAATCATCAAAGTCTTTAGGATTATGTTTACTATATTCTTTTTCTGAATAATCTAAATCATCTCTTTTTAAAGCGATAAGACCCAACCATATACCAAAATAGGGTCTTTCTTTCATTCCTCTCCGCATAAACATATGTAGACTAAAATCATAAATACTTTCTAATTGTTTTGGCCACATATAGTCTTTCAGTATTTCAAACCAAAGATAACAAGCTTCTCTTCTTCTATAACGAAGACCCATATTTTCCTTAATCTTCATCATTTCATTAAAGATTAGGAAGATAGATTCATCGGCACACTCTAATTTATGTATTAAATCTTCGCCTAACTTTAATAATTCTTCAGTATCTCCTTCTCTTTTATATTTTAATACTTTATCTAATACGATATCTTTTTTATCATATGATTTATGTCTATACCAATTATTTACATAACTAGTAATTCTATTTCTTTTACCTTTCATTACTAAGTCGCAGAAATCTAAAAGGAGATATCTCTTATCCCTATCTTTATCGTATTCGTTTAAAATTCTACTACATTCGGAAATGATATATATTTCTTTACAAGATAAATCTTCCATAAGTAGAATCTTTAAACGATTAATGAGGTTTGTGATGAGACCGCTACCTTTTGGATGATCTTGAAATATACTCATTTCTATGATACACCATTTAAATTTATCCGCTTCACCTCTTCTGAAATATTTACAGATACCAGATTTGAGTATGTTTGCTGAGTATCCGTGCTCGCTAGTATTATTAAAGCAAGTATGAACAATCATCTTAAATATTGTATTTTATTTAAGATAAATAAAGAAGTATTTAAAATCAAATTTATTGTTTTTGATAACAATAATCACTATCAGAACCTTCAATGGTGTTTATGGTTGAATGTATAAAAAATAAAGTGTCACCCTGATTGTCGACTTGATTATTCATAAATGTAAATCCACTACAACTACCACCTAGATCATTACACTGACTAATAGCATCATTTATATTTCCAAATCCCGGTATATCTGTATCTGGATCAGCTGGCGTACATAAAGAATTTTCATTTATTGTATAACCCTCTGTAGATTGACCTAAAACAGCGATTTCACCTGTATCAGTAATTATTTCACAATGGAAGGGACTATCCAAATTATTATTACACCTTATCTGACCTTCAATATTTATATTATCGGAGTTATCTTTATATCTTCTATAATAATAAAGTGAATTTTGATAACTATCTATATCATTACCTTGTATACCAATTTCAGTTGCATTTTGTCCCATTTGTGTTTTAAAATCATTTATATTCTTAGGGGCAGAACTTATATCGGAATAATTTATATTAAAATTAAGACATTCATGATCATCTTCGCAAATAGGAAATAAACCATTAACATTATATTTTCCACCGGCATCATTACATGGAGATGTTATAACTATTCCACTAAAATTAATTTGTGTTGGATTACCCCCATTAATATCTACAAATTCAGTCTCCCTTCCATTACCAAAAACATTCCAGTTCTGTCCTGTTGATATATCTGTTTCTGTAATATCATAAATGTCTGTATTTGGGTATATTACAGTTGTATTATTATTAGATAATGGTGTATCTCTATGAAGTATTTGTATTAATTCTTTATCTGTATCACCATTCGGTTGTGCATCAGTCACATCATCTACACTATTTATATAATCACCGAGATTTGTTAATCTGGAAATACATCCAGGTTTACACCCTAAAATATTATAATTAACCATATCAGGTTGACAAATGATTTTAATATTATTTGTAGAACCCCTTGTTACTACCTGTCCCTCACTATCGGCAAAATTACCTTCATCGGATCCATACCATATCCCTCCTACACTAATACAAGAAGATTCATCTGAAGAACTATTAATAGTTCCATCTATTGGATTAAAACAAGTATTTGTTGCGCGTATATATCCTTCTTGGCAAGTTATTTCTCCCAATGATTCTTCGATTATATCCACAACGGGGGAAAGTTCACCGGCTTCATTAATGGGAGATATGTATTGATACATTGGATTTATGTTTTCTAGATTATAACCTGTTTTAGAACCAGGGTTAGAACATTTATGATTACAACCCCTTAAAATATAGTTTTGACCACTATGCTGACAAGGTAAAGCTGAAGGAGCAACATTAGGATCTATTTGATATCCAATATCACTACATCCACTTACTTGAATATCAAATGATTCACTATGTGTATTAGAACCAGAAATATTGTAATAAGGGATATCATCGGTTGGGACAGAACAATTAAATCCCCTTGATCCACTCGTATTGATTGTGCAAGTATTTTCATCAGCGTTACAAGCGGTTTCAAATTCACTAGCATTAATCGTAGCAAACCCTTCTTTCATATCCAGAGATAAAAGGATACATAATAATAAAAATCCTAAAACTATATATAAACCTGTATTTTTATCCATATAATATATTAGTTATAAAAAAAACATTTCTATAATAAACAATTTTCTTCAGTAGGACAACAAAATTTAAACCGAATACCTGGACTAGAAGTATTATCATCATTTGTTATCATATCTGTACTATTATCTAAAACAAAGATTAATTTTTTTTTATCTTCATCAGTTATGGGTGTATCGTCGCTACTCTGAAAAATATCGGCGTTATTAATTTCTAAATTTCTAAGAATATAAGTTTTTATATCATCACAAGAAGATTCAAGATCTAAATCCCCCTGTGAATAACCCATAATATAATTCATTCTAGAATGTCTATAAGAACATGTATCTTCAGGACATTTAGAATGAGGAGTATTCATGGATGTTTCAAATAAAGTATTTATTATGTCATCTAATTTATTTATTTTATCATTAAAACATTGTTCAGTAGAACAATTGATAGAAGTATCACTTAAAAGAGTTTCTAAATCCTCACCCCCTGTAACCTCAATGATAATATCCTGTAAAGAAGAATTAATACTACTTGAATCACCATAAAATAAATTCTTTATTTTATTTTCTATTTCATACAATTTATTAAAAATGTGCCTAGAATCTAATATTTTTTCTTTTTCTTTAAATTCAATATTTTGATATGTAGAACAATTATCACAAGATACCTTACAAGCTTCTTCGGCAGTTCTACCATCATAACCTATATCTTTACAATCATATCCAAAAATAGAATAATCTCTACATGTTTTATCTCCTCTTTTCCAATTGTAATCATCATTACAAGGTGATTCATATAAATAATTTTGTTTATCAAAATCAATCACAGGGATAATATTAGAATCTGTATAATCTTCAAAAGGTTCTATAATTTTATAAAGTGAAATAATTAATATTAATAATCCTATAAATATAATTATGTGAGTTATCTTATTCATATTAATAAATAATAATATAAAAAAAACGCGTTTAAATCACTTAAAGAAATTAATTAAGAGACTAATTAATATGATAAATGATAAAATATTATTGGAATCTTTAACTGAATTTTATAAGGTGCCTTATAATAGAGATAAATTATTAAATGTTTTAAATGACAATGATAGTATTTCATTACGTTCAATTGATTGGTTTATAACGAATTATTCAAAGAAAAATAATACATATTATATAATATATACAGATTCAGATAATAATCCTACATTTAATGATTCGGGTTTATATAAAAATAATATGAATGTATTTCATTCTTATAAATCACAATTAAAAGCTTATTCTAAAAAAAGATTTGATCCATTTTGTAGGCGTGATCGTATATTATTTAAGTTAGATGAAAATAATTCTGTAGAAACTACTATTGGTCAATTGAATTTTTTTAAATGGGCAATTACAAATTTAATAATAGATTATATTCAAGAAAATAAAAATGATATAGAATTTGATATGAATCTTTCATTGAAAATAATGAAAGAAAATTCAAATAAAAAAACCGGTGAGAGAAAAAAAAGACAAGAATTATCATTATCGGCTACAAGAGGTTTAAAGAAGAATTATGTATCAATAGAGCTTAGTTTTGATTAAAGATATTTAAAAAATACTATCTTAAGATACTTTATAATAATTAAAGATGATTCAGATGTATGTTAATACTCCCAATAATAATGTAGTTATACTGAATGGTATTCGAGATTCATTTCGTTGTAGGCAACGTAATAAAGATAAAGTAGATACATTTAAGTTTATTAGTTATAAGAAGATGTTAAAAGAAAGAAAAAAGAAAAATAACCGAGTATATGGACCTATGCCATTTTATACGATTTCAAAATTATAAATCTATTTAAAATTTAAATTTATATAATCTTAATATATAATATGCAAATTTTCGTAAAGACTTTAACTGGTAAAACAATTACACTTGAAGTTGAGAGTTCAGATAGTATTGAGAATATAAAATCTAAAATTCAAGATAAAGAGGGTATTCCACCTGATCAGCAACGATTAATCTTTGCCGGTAAACAATTAGAAGATGGTAGAACTCTTTCTGATTATAATATTCAAAAAGAGTCTACATTACATCTTGTATTACGTTTAAGATAAATAACGTAAATGATAAAAAAATAATTTAATTTTTTTAAGATAAATATTTTTAATGATTATTAAATTTAATCTATTTAATTCTAATTAATCTAGCTAGTCCTAATTTATTTTATTTGGTTTTATTTATGCAGCTACGACTTCATCTTCATCTTCATCTTCATCTTCATCACTTTCAACCATTTGAACTTGTGAAATACGTTCCGCATCTTTTTCATCTTCATCTCCATCATCCATAAATGCGTATTCATCAAACCCCTTTGGAACCTTTACCTTAATTTGTACTGCTGACCAAGAACATCCAAACTTACCAGGTGAATGCCATACAAAGTCACATTTAAATAGACCCTTTACTGATGTATTCTTCTTAAGAATCTTAGTTACTTCCATATAATTTTCTTCATCTTTTTCATTAAAGTTAATTTCTTGTCGATTTTCATCGAAACAACGACACATGATTTTATCATCCTTCTTCTTTACCTTGAAACTGAATGTGGGTGGATAACGCCCACTTGGTTCACCTGTATCTTGATCAATGTGTTCCCTAACTGTTTGAGTAAACATACTATCAATTACATCATCTGAAATATTCTTCTTCTTGAACCATTCCTGTGAATTTGTCTTACCAAGTTCTTTAAGATGAGAATCAAATTCAGTCATCTTTGTAAAGAACTCCTTACATTTTTCATTTGATAGATTTAGAGAACTTTTAATATTAAACTTGGCATTGGGGCCGTCTTCAAAGACTTGAGGGTCGAACGTGAGAGACATTTCCGGTGACTGAATCACTAGAGGACCTCCATCATAATCTAAGAAGAATAGCTTTGCGCCACTACCCATTGTCTTCGAATATGTGAAGTTGACCTTCGACGCATCAAAATCCTTAGCGAGAATTGGTTTGAAATCAGCCATATCTAAGTGCTTTTGTTACTTTTGTTACTTTTCTTTGTTACTTTTGTTACTTTTGTTACTTTTATTTATCTATTTATTTATTCCTTATTATCTGTTGTCTTTTGTCTTTTGTTAATGTATATTACAATCAATCTATCAAATCAAATTTTTAAGTACTTTTAATCCAAATGAACAAATAAATGATATATTTTTTTTAAAAAAGAATAAAAAAATAATTCATATTTAAAAAATTTTCAATAAGAATATTAATAATGAGTAATATTTGTAAATTTATAAATTCAGATTCTCAATGTAAATATAAATGTAAATTTGGAGATTTCTGTTATAAGCATCGAAATAATTATTTAATTGTAAATGGAGAGATAAGTAGAGATAGATTTACTGGATTAAGTAAAGATTATCTTAAGAAAGATTTAATAAATTACAGGAGAAATAAAATGAGAAGAAAATCATTATTATCTGATAAAAATTTATTATTTGATGAAGTAAAAAAACATATTACAGCTATAAATAGTTATCATGAAATTATAGATGATAATAGAATAATTTTAATACAATCTCTATATAGAGGAAGAATATCTAGAAGAAATTTTAAAAAGATGAAATGTAATAATAGTGAAGATTTTTATACTTATGAAGAATTAAAGGATATTCCTAAAAAATATTTTTATAGTTATATCGATGATAAAAATTTCAGATGGGGTTTTGATATAAGATCCTTACATAAATTATTAGTTATGAATTATCCTAATCCATATACAACAGAACCTATTCCTGAAAATATTATTTCAGAGGTAAAACAAAAAATAAATATTTTAAAAGATGAAAGTGGTTATGAAGATATTTCTAAAACGATAGTGAGAGAAAGAAAAGATGCTATAAAACAAAAAATAGTTGATTTATTTTCTTGTATTGAGCAGTCGGGATATACTTGTCAAATAGATTGGTTTACAAGTTTATCTACAAGAAGATTAAAAGAATTATATAAACAATTAGAAGATGTTTGGAATTATAGGAGCCAATTAAGTAATCAAATGAAATGTAATATATGTCCACCAAATGCTGATATATTCCGAACTCCCATGATAGAAGTAATGAATTATTCTTGTAAAGAAGATTTACAAGAATTGATTCTACATGAAGTTATGAAATTTACAAATGCTCAATCTGATTCTGATAGGAAGTTAGGATTTATGTATTTTTTGATTGCTTTCGGGATGGTTTCTCAGCCATGTTATTTAGCGCATATTGATTGGTTATCATTTATGATGAATTAAAGATGAGATTTATACCAACCATATTTTTCCCCTAATTTATCTATAAAATATGCAGATAACCATCCAAATATAGCACCCAGGGTATCCCCAATAATATTTATAAAAGAGTCTTTATTTTTTTTACCTCCAGGCCATATTTTAATATAATTATCTATGAATTTAATCCCCTGTTTAGTATTTTCTAGTGTTTCAAATATAGTATGTAAAATAATCCAATTAATTAGATGAATATTCCAAAAATAAGCAATTATACCAGAAGAAAAATGTAAATATGTGTATTGATCGAAAGCTTGAGTACCCATTTATTAAAATCACTTAAAAAAATGTTTTGATAATAAGAATATACTAATAAGTGCGGTTGATTGATAATAATAATATATAAATACAGAATATAAATAACAATGCCTCCTAATACTACCAAGAACTCCAAGAAATCTGTTCCTAAGAACAAGAAAGTTGTAAAGTCTACTCCTAAGACGGAGCCTAAGACGGAGCCTAAGACGGAGCCTAAGACGGAGCCTAAGGTTGAACCGGTTCATGAAACTCCGGTAGCTCCAGTCACCACTGAAGCACCGGTGGTTAATGATACTCCTTACCTAGAAGAATTCAGTGCTGTTGTTTCTGAACTAGATTCGGCGATGACCACTATTCGTAATCTTAAACTCCGTCTACAGAAGCTTGAGAAGTTGGTTCATCGCGATACTAAGGCACTCAATAAGAAGGCCAATGGTAAGCGAGCACGCAAGCCTCGCGATCCAAATGCTCCGAAGAGTGGATTCGCTAGAGAAGGCCCTGTATCTGAAGAAATGCGTAAGTTCTTAGGTATGAAGAAAGATGAACTTATTTCTCGTACAGATGTAACTAAGCGTATTCATGAATATTGTAAGACTAAGAATCTTCAGAACCCTTCTGATAAACGTCAAATCAAGCCAGACGCTTCTCTAAGGAAGCTTCTCAAGATGAAGAAAGATGATGAACTAACTTTCTTTAATCTTCAGAAGTTTATGAAGATTCACTTTCCTAACAAGGAGGGTGTTTTCCCAAGTGCTTAAAAAATAATTAATTAATTAATTTTGATTTTACTAAATAACCATTCTTTTTCTTAATAGATTTATATTATTAAAATCTATATTTTTAATTCTGATACACTCATTCTAAGTGTATTATAATATTTATCATTTTTTTTAACTCTTTTTTTTTGAATAACATTTAAGCTATATAAATATTCAAAACAATGTTGATAATTTTTTAAATATGGATTTATATCACAATTCATTAAAAACTCTTCTAAGTTAGAAAATATTTCACCGACAACTAAATAATAAGCACTAACATTTGTATTTTTATCTAAATTTTTATCTTTAAAATTTTTAGTTAATTCTTTAATTTTATTCCCTTGATAAAGACAGAATTCTTTTTCAATTGCTAATAATGTGCAAAAATGTTGGTATTTTGTATAAGAATTTGTTAAACTAGATATAAAATATATATTTAATATTTTAGCCCATATTTCAGTATAAGATTCATCAATTAATATTTCTTTACTATCTAAATTATATTTTTGACATAATCTTTCAGTAATCATATCATGAGAACCTAAATTACTAAATCGTAGACCATGTATAATTTCATGAAATAATACTTTAATACACTCTTCTCTTCTAAAAACACATATTTCGGATTCACTATCTGAAAATCTACAAGATCCTGAATTTACATTTAATCTAGTTATATTTTGTGAATTATTTCTTATAAGTTTTTTATCATTTAATAAACATAAATGAATGCTTACACTACGTGGTTTATCACTGAAACTTGTAATATATGAAATAGCATTTATTAATAATTTTATATTTGGTATAGAGTTATCATTATCTTTCAGATAAATATTTAATTTATTTTTAACATTATATTTTGATTGGGTTACCCAACTATAAGTTAAAACATTTTGATGATTTAATATTTTATCTCTAAGAGTTTTATGAATAAAATCAGAATGAGGGTATTTGTCATAACCCATTTTCATATTTATAGGACTATTTTCATACTGATTATTTAATGATTCATATAATTGTTTCATAATTGGTGATTTTAAATATTCATCTGGATTACTTTTATATAAAAAATGATGTATTAATTTATTTGATATTTCAGTTAGCATATATATATACGTTTAATAAAAAATCTTTTTTTAAGAGGCAATTTATAAAATGAAAGAATTAAAAATTATAAAAGTTGATGAATTACATAATGTTATTCGTGATTTTATCGTTGAATCAAAGACTATCATAGGTGATTATGAAGATATGAAATCGCTTATTTTAAATATGGTAAGAGCTGGTTATATGTTTAATATGGATCGTGATAGACTTAGAGATGCAATGGAAGACATCACATATATGCTTTGCCCCGATGATGATGCAAATCGCGATAGAGTTGAAAGAGGATTAGAATATGATGATGATGATGAAAGTGATGATATGGAAGAGATGGACGAAATGGATGATGATAATATTGAGGATATTGGAAATATAACAGAATTAAATTAATTATTATATTAAATATCGATGGTTAAAAAGAAAAAAACAACTAGAAAAAAGAGAATTAAATCAAATAAAAATAAAAATAAAAACAAAAACAAGGGAATAATAAATGTAGGTTTTTCTAATATGAAAAGTAAGGGAACAAGGGCTACATTTGGTAATATAAATTATCATTATCAACGATATCAAAATATAGATGATTTTTTTAATATAATGAATATAAAAGATTTATCTCATAAATATTATTTTATAGATTTATTTATCAGTGATAAAATTAATATTATACCTAGTTATATAAATATAGAGAAGAAACCACGCTTAACAATTTGTATTGTTAATATATCATCTATAGATAATCATGCGAATATATGTTTAATAGATCATCTAAAAAAAAGAGTAGAGTATTTTGAACCACATGGTTATAGGAGAAATAAAGATAGTGGTTTTAATGATTTTGGATATATTGGTTCTTATCAATCTAAAAAAATAGCATTAAAAAATTATTTTGATAATAATTTACCTAATTATAAATTTATTGATGTTGTCAGTTTAAATAGAAAAACAGATTATCAATCTTTAAAAGATCCCGAAAAAAATAGCGGTTTTTGTGTGACATGGTGTATTTTATTTGTTCATTATAGATGTTTAAATATTGAAACTGAAATCAAAGATTTAATGATGCATTTATCAAAATATATTACAACTACACGATTGCTTAAATATGCTAAATATATTGAAGAAAATTTAAAATCTAATAATAAATTTGATTTTATTTAAAGGATTAAAAATAAATAATTTTGAATATGGATAATTTACATTTTTCAGAAAATCTTCATATCTCTGCGATGGTTCAGATAGGTAGATTAAATACAGAAATAAATCTTGAAAATTTAGCTTCTAAATTAGATATAAATAAAAATATTCTATATATAGAATATGGTCCTTTAATTAATAAAGGGGAAAATAATAAAAAACTTAGTAAGAAAAAACAAGAAAATAAGAAATATTTTTACAATCAGTTAACTATTCATATATTTAACGATTTAAAACAAAATAAAAGGGTGAATGCTAAGATATTTAATAATGGAAGAGTTCAAATGACAGGAATAAATTCAGATGAAATCGGTAAAACAACCATGAATATAATAAAATCGGAATTAAATAAATTGATAAATGAAGAAGATATATTTATTAATTTTGAAGATAAAGATATTCAAGAAATAGGTTCTCTTGAAACAGTTTTAATCAATAGTGATTTTGATATAAAATCAAATGTTAATCGAGAAGCATTACACCGACTTGTAATTAAAAATAATTATTTATCTTCTTATGAACCTTGTAATTATCCGGGTGTAAATATAAAATATTATTTCAATCCTTTGATTAATAATAACGGGATTTGTAATTGTGAATGTCCTTGTAATGGAAAGGGTAAAAATAATGATTGTAAAAAAATAACAATAGTTGTCTTTAAAAGTGGTAAAATTATTATTACTGGTGGGAGGTCAAAAAAACATATACAGATAGCATATGAATTTATCACTGATTTCATTGATAAAAATAAAGATAATATATTAGTCAGAAATCCATAATATTATTTTATATATGATAAATATATTATATGGATACTAAATTTATATTATTAATAGTGATATTAATTATTATTTTTTATTTTCTTCAATTAAATAAAACAAATCACAATCTAAATTTGAATGAAAATAAAAATCCGACAAATATTGGATTCGTGAAACCTGAACATAGATTACTAAAAATATTAAATAATATTTCTTCTGGTAGTAAAATAAAATTAGAGGGTAAGCTAAGAGCTTATATATATAATAAAAATACTATTGATAAAAGCGTTGAAGATAGATTATCTTCTATTATTAAAAAGTTAATTGATTCAATTAACTCGTTATCAAATAATAAATATTATATAAAACAAATTGAAAACGTTTATGGTTTGATAAACAAAAATGGTAATCAGAGATATTTTATAGATTTTTTTATTTATGATACAGAAAATTTTTATACTATTCGTTGTATTTCTGATATTGTTATTATTGATAAAGAAATTTATATAAATTATTTAAATGTTCAAGCAGGTTCTAATCCAACAATTTTAAATAACTATGATATAAAATTTAATGATACAGGTATCTTATTTGATGGTAATATGTTTAAAGAAAATATAGATGGATTATTTGATTCATTTTATCGTAACTCTTTTGAAGTCATCTCCGTACCTGTAACATCCTTAGAATATTCAAATATAGATCTTACAAGCGTTATTAGTATGAATAGTATTCGAAATTTATATTTCCCTTCTAGTTTATCAGAAAATTCAATTGAAGAATTAAATAAAAAAGATTTATCAGGATATATTGAAATGTATTTACCTGAAAAACAAATCAATATTAAATCGCCACAATTTTGTGAAAAATATAAAATAGAATGGGATAGTTATGGTATTCCTAATTTATCCGATGATAAAGATAGTAACTGTTATGTACATGATAACTCTATGCAAGCAACTATTAATAGACCTATGAATCCCCCAGGATTATTTAATGATCAAAGGATGAATACAACTCAATATGATTTTTTACTAAATAAACCTATCAGTAATAGTCTTTAAATTTTAAGATTATAAGTTTTATTAAATATACGTCTCATTGTATTATTTTTTAATAATTTTTGTAAATCATGAATCAAATTATCATTAATAGAGATAGGTTTACATTCGTTATTGATATCAGAAATATCTTGATATAAACATATAGTTGGAATATTTAAATCAGATAATAATTTCTTATGGATTATAATATATGTCTTAAAATTATTATTATTATTACTATATCTATTTGTAAATAAAATAAATCCAATATTTAATTTATCTGATAAATATTGATAATCAATAATAGATAAATTATAATCTTTTTTATTTATTTCCGAGATAAAATGATTATGTGAATCATATATATCACCTAAAATTATATTTTGTTCTTTATAACTATCTAATTCATTTTCATAATTTTCTAATAACATATTTCTTATAATAATATCTGTAATTTCAGGTTGAATGTTTAATACTAAATTTGAAATTACATTTATATCATATTTATCTTCATCTATTATATTTTTATATATCCTAAGTTTTCCCGTGAAAATATTATTTAAGGTATTGGGATATTTACTATAAAATGATACGGGTTTTTCAATATATTCTTTTTTCAATAATGATTTATTAACATTTATATTATTTTCTTCATAATAAGAAATATTACGAATATAATCACTTTTTTTCTCAAATAAATCATTATAAGATTCAATTAATATTTCTTTCATATTAAATATGATATATTCATCTGAAAATATACTCATTTTATAATCTTTTAAAGATGAATAATTTTGAAATATATATTTTCTTATATTATCTAATCCATGAATACATAAATATTCAATAAATATTTTTGTATATTTTAAATTTTTACCTTTATTACTTGTATTTTTATTATTCTCAAATAAATCCAATAAATTATATCTTTTATGAATTAATAATTTAATAGGATGATTTATTATATTTATAATATCATTTTTTAAATTATCATTTTTCATAATTTCATTGTATATTATTTTAAATCTTTCTAATTTTTCATTGTTTTCTCGTTGATTTTTTCTATGATAAACATCTGATATATTTTTTATTTCTCCATAATTAATACTTTTTTGTTGTAAGGATAATAATGATGGATTATTTAATGATTTATATTTATATTTCTTTTCATTGTATTTAACATGTTTTAACGGAATTATAAAACCATTACTCATAAATAAACCAACTAATATATTAAAACTATTAACAATACATTTCATATTATCATCTAAGAAAGATAAATATTTATTATTATAATTTGCTTTAATTTTTTCATCTATTATTTTATAATTTCTTAAAATAGTTTCTAATGAGTAATTTTCCATATTTTTAATAGGTTTTAATTTATAATCGATATTATCTCTTGATCTAGGTTTAAAAAATACAGGTATTTCTTTAGATGTTTTATTATGTTTATATTTGTAAGCTACTAATTTATGATAAGTATCATAATAACCCTCTATTATTTTATAATTTAATACCTCTGTCATTATGATATTTAAATCATCTTCATTAATCAAATCGCTTTTATTTATGACATGTTTTGATTGACATTTTAAAATAAAATCTTGTAGTATATTTTTGATACAATTCATATCATATTTTACTAAACTATCATCATTATCTATCTCGGTGATTATATCTTTTTCAAAATAATTAATAGTTAATTTATCTTTTGTCTTTTTTGTAATTTCAGCGATTTCAGATATTCCATCTGTTGTATTTTTTATAAATAAAATATCATCTTTTTTTATTGGATTTAAATCTATTAAACCCATTAAATAACCATAAGCATTATTATTATAGTAATAAATCAATGGTTCATATTTATTATCTTTTTTATATATCAATGCATATGGAACATCATTTATAATTTTTAATTTACCATAAGGTTCAATGATTTTTATCTTTTCATTTTCTTCATTAAATAAAATAATATTTATTAAATTACCATCAAATGATTTATTTTTATCATATTCACTAATTTTGGTTAATAAAGGTATTAAAAACCTTTCATCTTTTGGTTCATCGCTATTTAAATAATCTATAAAATTTTGTTTTATATCTGATATAGAATTTTTATTATTATTTATATCTTTGAAATATTGAACAAAAGCACCATCTCCTATAGAATAAATATCATTATTACTTAATAATTCTAAATCCTTAATCAAATATGATTTTAATTTAAAATCATTATAATTTCTTTTTTTTAATTTTAAATATCCCGGACCCCCTTTAATACAATGAATCATATCCAAACATCTTAAAAAAGCATCTGAATCTTGAACAACGCCTTTTCTAAAGAATCCATTTTCTCTCATCTTACTTTTTTCCCCCGATCTATCTCTAATAAATGGAGAATCAATATTAATATAAAACATATCTTTTAAAATATCACATACATGCCCATTTGTATTTTCTTTTAAAGGAAAATCTGTAGTTAATCTAACCTTTGTACCCTTGCCCTCTTTTATTCTGCTAATATGATAATATTTCTTTTTACCATTAACAAATACTAAATATTCATCCTTTGAATTGATATCACTTATAATTTTACCTGTAATCCATGTAGGTGGATTATTATCTAATACATAAACATTCTTTTTTGTTATTTTAACAGGTTTTTTTCCACAACAAGGCAAAGATAATAATTCTGGATGAGTATCATCCTGAATAAATTGAACATTATAAAAATTTATATCATCTTTCTTAGAAATATCTTTATTCCAATAACTACTACTATCTGGTCTATTAATAGGTCGCCCAGTTCTCTCTAAAATAAATCTATCTCCATCTGTGTTTTTCATTTCTTTTGACCATACAAATTGTCTATATTCTACCTTCTTTTCACCATTTTCATCCACCTCTATTGGATGATATTTAGCTTTTGGATCCAAGGGTATCTGATGTTTTCTATCCCAATACTTCGGACATATATAATAAATATCAGGTCTATCATCGCCATCTATTTTAATTGCTTTTGAATAACTGATTCCTTCGTTTTTAAAACCAGTTTTATGATCAATTTCTATTAATTCATCACTTGTTAAAGAAATAGGTTGTTTATCGTGAGAAGCTTGACATTTATAAGCATAACCAGCCTTATTATCATTTGTTTTATATGATATTAATCGAGGATCCTTACTTTCTAATCTTTTAATATAATATCTTGAATTAGGATATATAGATTCATCATTCTTATCTTTACCTGTACCAGCTTTCATTATTTTAGATTTTCCACCACCCATCATATCAATACGTTCATAATCATCATCTGAATCATCATCTGAATCATCATCTGAATCAGAATCATCTTCTTCTTCATCTTCTTCTTCAACCGCTTCTTCTTCTAATGTATCAACTTCTTCTTCTGTATTAACTGCTGTATCAACTGATGTGTTAACTTCTTCTTCTTGTTTAGGTATAAATTCATCAGTTAATGCATTAGAAGAAGATAAAACTGAATCACTAACTATAATTTTATTTTTATTCTTTTTAAATAATGATAATATTTCATCTGGTAAATCTTTATTTTTATTGATTCTTTTTTCATTGTAAATACCCATTACAGAATTTATATCTACCATACATTCATGTAACTGATTTAGATTTTTGATTCCATACAAAGTAATCTTGATTCTATCTAATACTTTTTCAAGTATAATTGAAATATTATCAATTGAATTATTATATCTCATAGGTTTAGTTAAACTAATTCGATTCCAATCTTCTAAATTTTCTTGAGCAATCTTTTTAGTGAATCCATATCTTTTTTCTAAAATATCTATTATTTCACTATCTGATATATCATTAATACGCTTACAAAGTGTTATAAAATCAGGTATTTTTTTGAAATCACCATAATCATCGCATTTACTGGATAATAAATGAATTTTTTCTTCTTTATTTGATATCATTATAAAACCTGTATGAATTGATTGAAATAATTTAGATAATGTTGGTATATGATAATCGGATATTTCATAAATATAAGAAATATTTATATTCGAAGGTTTTGTTAATATCTTAGGCAATGAAATTCTTAAATTTTGGTTTAATTGATTCAGTAAACTATTACCTATCTTTATAAATTTCTGAATAATTTTATTATTAAATTTTTCAATTTTCATACATTTTTCAAAATATAATTTTACAGAACCTTTTATATCTATTACAACAAAAGCAAAATTTGTTGTAGTTTTATCATATAATACAAATGTTAATGTATTATTTTTATCAATTGATTTAGGTCTCATAAAACCATCACCTATATAAATATTATGATTCCATTTTTCAAATAAATCTTTTGTAATATTTTTATCTTTATTTTCTTTATAGGTATTATTTATACCATCTTTATAAAATTTTATATAAGAATCCATATAATTATCATTTTGTATTTTCATATATGGTATTTCATCATTTACTTCATAATCTTGAAATATTTGAAAAATATCTAATAATATATTCTTTTTACGATTTTCATAAATCAAAGTGATTGGTCTTGAATCTACGGGTTCAATATTATAATCTTTTAATAATTCTCTTTGAGATTCTATCAATCTTATTTTATCAATAATTTTTAAATCTGGTGATTCATCAAAAAAAGGAAAGTATTTTAATAAATAACCATTTTTGATCGTATTTTCATCTTCTGATAATTCTTGGCTATATTTTATACAATCTTCTATTGTACAAAAATATATATTATAATTTTCATTCACAAATTGATGATTTAAAATTTTGTGATGTTCACAATAAGATTTACTATTTCTCTTTAATGAACCATCTAAACCAACAAATCTATCATCAATTTTTTTTTCTCTTAAAGGATTCATATAATATAAATCTTCTAAATCGTTATAATCTATGCCTATCGGTCTAGAATAAGCTAATAAAGATTTTTCAGGTTTATGATCTATCCATGCATAGATATCTTTTTTATCTATACCATTTGTACAATAATTTGCTATTTTTTGTAATAATATTTCATTTGTATCTGATAAATATATTTTTTCATCTACTAACTTTACTGAATCCTTAGGGAAATTTATATCGGGTTTATTTTTATCTTTTACATTAAATAAATAGGCTTCTTTATGAAGAAGCTTGTTTTTTATATCTTTAGTTCCTTTAATAGGTTCCTTTACATGAAAAATATTGATTTGTTTTTCATGTTCATTAAAATCATAAAAAGGATCACTCATAATATTAATACTTAGATTATAAAATATTTAATTTAACTGAAAAAAAATATGAATTAATATATATATAATGAACTCAGGTGAAATGGATAATGATAATATACAAGAGGGTGGAGGGGGTTATTATAATTTTGAAGATGCTTTTCGTCTGGGAATTGATGGACAAGAGGGATATCTTACCAAACTTATTCAAGACCAATTATCGTCAGTTAATAGTGACAATGCAAGAAAAATATTATTTTTAAGACATGGTATATCTGAAGCAAATGAATTAAATAAATTAAATAAAATAATTGACTCGTCGGCGCACCCACTTTTAACTCCGGAAGGGAGACTTCAAGCTTTTTCTTTTGGACATGATAAATTACCAAAAATATTAGAAGGTTATGATAATGTTGAATTTTATTCGAGTGCACTACCAAGAGCTTGTGAAACTATACAATTAATTTCTCATGGATTAATGAAATATATGGAAGGGTTGGAGGAACATCAAGATGAAATATATGGCTTGCAGGGGGGCGGTGATGATAAGTCTGACCTAGTCTTCCGAGACATGGGTGATATCGAACAATCTGACACCCCTGAATCACCACAGGGTGTGACTGGGTTTAAAGAACAAAGTAATGATACTAAAAATACCCTTGCCCCCACCCCCTCGTCTCCCGACCTCGTCTCTTTATTGAGATTTAATTTAGACTTATCCGAAATTAAGAAAAAAAAAATTACACGCATTAATGGTATTAGTGAATTGCCGGTCAAAGTACCGCTGTACGGAGAGATAAAATCATCACAGAGGTCTACTTCTGAGCAGGAGGCATTGATTTTTATGGAATATTTAAATGAGGTTAATGAGGGTTTAAAATTCCATGAACATATTGAAAATTCACCTTCTGGCATTCGTGCGAATGTAGATAACCTAGTAAATGAAATAACTTTATCAGGGAAGGGATTGAAAAGAAAACAATATATGACTACCGATGAAACCTTCAAACAATTCGTCGAAAATATGCATAAAATATTCGTAGAAAAACCGGGCAAAAAAACACTTCACGTTGTAGTAGGACACGGAATGCTTATAATGGACAAACTAGCAGTAGGTTCAGTTATAAAAAATCACGCCTATTTAGATGATGATTATCCAATTTCCCTGGATGAGCTTTTGAAAATTACTCAGGGCGAGGAAATTATGGAAGGAGGGGCATCTTGGTTAGAAGAAAGAAATAAAAATAAAGAGAGAAAAAAGTATATAGAAAAAAAGATAAGTGATGAGGCTATAAAATATATATTGAAGATTTTAAAAATGAAAAGAAGCCTTGAGGAGAAGGCTGGTCATGAAATAATGGTTGAGGAATTATTTAAAATAATTCAATTTTCAGGTAAAAAGGGGGTAGAAATTACAAAACCAATAAACCCTAAATTATACGGAAACCCCGATGCAGTCTCGGATTTAATTGAACAATTTAAAAAATTTGTAGATTTATTGGATAGCGAATTTCAAACACTATATATAAGGGATGAGAACATCGAAAGAAACCGTGATTATGTTGATAAGATAAGAGAAGGTGTCGAAACTGAGGCCGGAAAACTTAGACCACCTAACCTGGGTGGGGAATTTTTGACATTATGTGAACTCCATAGAATAAAAATGATGAATGATATTTGTCATGAATTGTTAAACGGGGATCTATATGATAGTGATTTGGTCGAGCCTATGGTCCAAACGTTGTACGTGGAGAAGGCGGGTGAAGAGAAACTCCATAATGAAATTGTGGATGCCAAGCAGAGTGGAGAAAAATATGAAGAATGGTTAAAAAAGCTTCCCAGTAATGACTACGAAAATGAGTTTGAGACAAAAATTAGGAAAAATGAGAATTATCACGCAATGTGGCAAAAAATTACTTCCGAAAGCCAAAAAACACATAAATATACAGGACAAGATAATGAACCTGATTGGGATAAAATCAACCAACAATTAGAAAAAACCCTCAATGACCCTTTTCTGCTTATGTTAGTCACGAGGAAATCTATAGAGAAAAAACGACGAGAATCAATGACCGGTAATGAACTGATTGAAGAATATCTTATTAAATTATCGGATTCTCCCATGTCTTCTCTAATGCCATCACCTTTTGATAAATTATTAATGCATTTTAGAGAACATAAACAATACTATGGAGAACGATTATTAGAACCTAAAAATAATAATTTCTGGAATTTATATTTATTATGTTTCTGTAAAGAGGCGGAATTTGTAACACCTTCAACAAAAGCATTTAATCATGATGTTAATGAAACCTATTCCCCCAAACACCACCCCATGATTGAAGAAGGAGATCCGAGCGAGATGGATATAATTATTAAAAATGTTGGAGAAAAAAATATTCTCGGACAACAGAAACATAATAATAGAGATATGGCTCCCCCCGTCCTTGATTCTATTTCGACTAGAAAACAAGAACTTATTGATGCTAATGATGATGCTAATGATGATGCTAATGATGATGCGAAAGTGAAAGAACTCATAAAAAGAGAAAATCAAATAAATGAATTATCGAATAGCTGGGGTAAGTTTAGGAGGGGGATGAGGAGAGGGAGGAATTATGTTAGCCGTTCTTTAAGTAAATTTAAAAAGAAACTCACTGGGAGTGGTGGAGGAAGAAGTAGAAAAAGAAAAAATAAAAGAAATAAGATGAAAACACATAAAAAATCTATTAAAAGAAAACCTAAAACCACTAAAAGAACTAAAAGAATTAAAAGAACTAAAAAGAAACATAAGAAACATTCTAGACGTCCATAGGTGTAGAATTAATATCCATTCCACAATATTCTACAGGTGATTCACTATAATTTATAGGCATATAAATACCTTGAGAAGAAGCCTTTTCTAAAAGATATTTCATATTATCCCAAAATAATGGTGTATGTCCTGTTTCAGGTGTCATAATATGCGATAATTCATGAATTGCTACAAAAATTATTGTATTATCATCTATAAACTCTTCTGTACCCTTGTCTCTAATACATAATGATAATTCTTCACCTTTATTAACTGAATATGCAACATATATAGAACCAGGTATATTTTCTGTTATATATTCTGGATTAAATGATTCTTTTAAATTTTTAATATATTCATTTTTTTCAGAATCACTCGTAGATAAACCATCTACAAGTGTTTTTAATGAATCACCTATTCTACCTAATTTATTTGCTGCTTCTTTTTTATCTGGTAAATTTCTTACTAAATATTCATTTCCATTTGATCCTTTAACTTTTTCTAAAAATAATTTTTGTCTAATAAAATTTATATAAAAGAAAATAGCGAGAATACATATCATCAATAGCGTTAATTCTTTCATCTATAATATCTTACATTTAAAAATTTGATTTATTTATAAATTTGATAGATATCTAAAAATATCTTACATATAATTTAATATAAAATGTCTGAAACAATCGATTTCCAAATTGTTGATATCGTGAGCGATGATTTACCCAATGATAAAAATGATAAATCATTTGTTATTACTCTGTATGGTATTGATAGTAATAATGATAGAATTGTTGTCCATATTAAAAAGTATAATCCATACTTTTATATTAAAATTCCCAATGATTGGGATATATTAATCGCTAAGTCATTTCTTAAAGATGTCTGTGAATTAAAATCTACTGCAGACCCAGAATATAATATATTTAGTAGTATCAAAAAATATGAAATATCACTTAATAAAGATTTTTACGGGGTTCAATGGAATCATAAATCAAATAATATACAATCCTATAAATTTCTTAAATTATACATGAAAACACATGATAGTATGAAAAAGATAATTTCTTTAGTTAAGAAACATTATAATCGTAAAAAAGATGATAAGAATAATGTAACTAATACTGGATTAAAAAGATTAAATGAATGGAGAAATACAAGCGCTCCTGCTGATTGTGATTCAAATCTTTATGAAAGTAGTATTCACCCAATTATTAGATTTATTCATGATAGTAAAATACAACCTACAGGTTGGGTAAGAATTAAAATCATTGAAGAATCTACAAAATTATTTAATTCAGTCAAATATGAATATTCTACAAATGTAGAAGATATTTTACCATTAGATAAAGATGATTTAAGTAATTATAAAATAGCTTCTTTTGATATTGAATGTGATAGTTTACACGGAGATTTTCCACAAGCGTGTAAGAATTTTAAAAAATTAAGTTCAGATATTTTTGATAGTTATCAGAGTATTCTAAGTAATTTACCCGAATCTAGGAGACCAGATTTTAATGATTTATTTGGTTTTAATATTAAAAAACTACTAAAGAAAGGATTCACAGGTGAATCAGAAGATTTTGATGGCATATGGAGATTTGAAACTATTAATAAAATTAAAATTATAAATGATGAATTACCCTCTGATGATATATACGATGATATTATTCAAGATATCTTAAATAGTGATATAAAAGAAATAGTAATTAATCTTTCTATAAAAAATAAAGACAGAGATAAAACCATTAATCAGATACAAGATATTATTGAAAACGTATGTAATAAATCTAATATCAAAGTTGAAGGAGATCCTATTATTCAAATTGGTACTGTATTCTATGATTATAGCAGTGGAGAAATATATAGACATATTCTTGTTATTGGTAATAAAGATAATCTCGAATATGGTGAAATATGCGATGATTTAGAAGGTATTGATGTGATAGAATGTAAAAATGAAAAAGAATTACTTTTAGGATGGAAAGATATTATTAATAAGATTGATCCTGATTTTATAACTGGTTATAATATCTTTGGTTTTGATTTTAAATATATATGTGATAGAGCTGATATATTATTCCCTTGTCCATCACACGGAGGTAAAACCAAATGTAAAATTCCTTGGTGGCATGTCAAAGAGTGTCCTATGAAAGAATTTTTAAATTTTGGAAAAATGGATGCTACTAAATTTAAAGCGAGAGATCATAAATCTAAAAAATGTCAATGTAGGAAACAACAATTGAGTAGTAATGCTCTTGGAGATAATACACTACATTATATTACTATGGATGGTCGTATATTATTTGATATTCAAAAAGAAGTTCAAAAAGGTCATAATTTAGAATCTTATAAACTTGATAATGTTGCTGCTCATTTTATGAGAGGCAAACTTAAAAGTGTCAATAATAATATTATAGTTGTTTCAGATACAGGTAATTTAAAAGATAGAGATTTTATTTCATTTAGAACTCATAGTAATATTGGAGAAGAATTATTTAATGATGGTAAAAAATATGAAATATTATCTGTAATAAACAAAACTATTACTCTTGTAGAAAATTTAGATATTACTCTTGAAAATTATCATAAAGTTGAATGGTGTTTAAATAAAGACGATATTTCACCTCAAGATATCTTTGATAAACATAAATATGGGGGTAGTTCAGGTAGAGCTGAAGTAGCTAAATATTGTGTTCAGGATTGTGAATTATGTATTAATCTCTTATTGTTACTTGATATTATTCCTAATAATTTAGGTATGGCAAATGTATCTTCTGTTCCCGCATCCTTTATCTTTTTAAGAGGACAAGGAGTTAAAGTTTCTTCAGTTGTTGCTAAAATGTGTGATAGTAGAAATACTAGAATTCCTGAACTCAAGAAAATACCTAGACTCAATGATTATATTAAAATGTATAATAATGGTTCTTCTAAAGAAGAAATATTTCAAAAAATAATTGAAGATTCGGATTGGAGAATACCAAAAGATTATGAATTAGAAGATTGGTATACAAGAATCGTTACTCAAGCTGAAAAGGGTATTGATGGATTTGAAGGAGCCATTGTATTAGATCCTAAACCTGGTATTTATTTAGATGATCCTATTGCTGTTCTTGATTATGCTTCTCTTTATCCTTCTTCTATTATTGAAAAGAATATTTCTCATGAAACTCTTATTGAAGATATTTCACTCTTACCTATTATAGGTGAAGATAATTATGAAAAAATATCTTATCAAAATTGGTCTTATATTAATACTGGTAAAGGTGATACTATTGAGAAGAAAATGGTCGATGGAATGACAACTTGTTATTTTCTTAAAAAGGATTATATGCAATCTAAAAATATGATTGGTGAAGGTGATAAACCCATGGGTATTATCCCAGCTGTATTAAAAGATCTTCTTGATGCTAGAAATCATACTAAAAAATTAATGAAAGGGGCAAAAGATGAATTTAAAAGAAAAGTTCTTGATGGTTTACAATTAGCTTATAAAGTTACTGCTAACTCTGTTTATGGTCAATTAGGCGCTAAAACAAGTAATATTTATAAAATGAAATTAGCTGCTTGTACTACTTCAGTGGGAAGATCTAGAATCGATGATGCTTCATTTGGAGTAAAAGATTGGGCAGATAAAAAAGGATATCCGGAACCCGATGTTATATATGGAGACACAGATTCTGTATTTGTTAAATTTAGTCGTCTAAAAGATGGTAAACTCTTAGAGGGTAAAGAAGCTTTAGCTCATTGTATACAATGTGGACAAGAAGCAGGTGAATATATTACAAAAGGTATCTTGAGTCTAGAAGATGCTGATGGTGAAGAAGAAACACTTGAATATGAACCTATCTTATGTAAACCTCAGGATTTAGAATATGAGAAAACATTCTGGCCTTTCATTCTTATTTCTAAGAAAAGATATACAGGTGATAAATATGAATTTGATACTGAAGATTGTAAACGCACAGCTATGGGTATTGTATTAAAGAGACGTGATAATGCTCCTATAGTTAAACATGTCTTTGGAAATGTAATTGAGAAGATTATGATTGATAAAGATTTTGATGCGACACTGGATTGGTTAAAACAATCTTTATCTCAAATCCGAAAGGGTGAATTTTCTTTGCGATATTTTATAATTACTAAATCATTAAGAGGATATTATAAAAATCCACAGAGTATCGCTCATAAAGTATTAGCGGATAGAATGGCGGAAAGAGATCCTGGTAATAAACCAAAAGCAAATGATAGAATACCTTATGCTTATATTGATAAAGGACCTGATAAATTATTAATTGGTTATAAGAAAATTACTGAAAGAAAAGAAATAGGTAAATTTAAAAATGGTAAACCAAAATTTAAGAATGTTCAAGTTGATGATTTAACACAACCTAAATATAAAAAGATTACTATTTTACAAGGTGATAGAATCGAACATATTGATTTTATTAAAGATAAGAATTTATCATTAGATTATGAATTTTATATTACAAATCAGATTATGAATCCTGTAAAACAAGTATTAG